GTAGATGGACCCTGCGGACTGTTCAGCATGCCTGAACCGTTGATTAAGGACAGGGCTGCGTATTTCAATGAATGCGTATTGACCGTCTACCAACTTTTGCACGAGGCAGACTCCCAAATCGGGATGTTCGAGGTCGTGTCGAGTCTGGACGAATACTTTGACATTGATTTTCTTGTCAAAAACGTATTCTCTGACGATATTATCGAGGCGATTGTTGACCAGATTGCCGACTGTTTCGACAAGGCAAAACGAGACGGGCGGGTTAATCTTGAAAATTCCAGTTTGCCTCCTGGTTTGAAGGAAAGAATTATAGCACGTTTGGAAAAGAGGTCATAAAATGAAAAGATGTACACTTACTGCCGCTGACAGGAATCTTATTGAAGAAAGTAATCGGGAAAAGAAGCAGCAGCTTGCCGCATTGAATGCCGACCTGAACAGGATGGCTGCCACTGGTCACAGCAAGATGCTTGACGAAACCCCGTTCCTACCGACGGGTCCGAGGGCTTACCAGCTTGTCGAAACCGAGCATTACAAGAAATGGATTCAGAAAATCCGTGAGAGCGCACCCGAAAAGAAGTGGGTTGGCAAGAAATACTTCGGCATTGCCGACGAGTATACAGAAGCATCCGAGAAGGTCTCCGAAAAGGTTCTTGACCAGAAGGAAACCGACCAGATTCTTGAAACGTACGTTGACAAGCAGGGTGTTCGCAGGGTCAAGATTCGTGATGACTACGACCCGAACCACGCCAACGAGGTTGAGGACACCGAACTGAGCAAGGAAGAAAGGAACGTATTCGACTTCGCCACCATCAAGAACAAGGTTGTCGCCAATTTGGAATGGAGCATTGATGACCTGTTTGACGACATCGAGGAGTCCTTGAAGGAGATGCATGCTGATGAAAAGGACTACACGCCGCCTGAGAACTTGAAGGAGGTCGTGGCCACCATGCAGAAGACCGAACAGACTAAGATGCTCGAATACAAGCGCCAGATGGCTGAGGCTCTGGAATACGAAAAGAAGAAAAAAATGCAATAAGCCCTTGCATTTGCAGTTGGAATAAAATATATTTGGTAAGAATGCTTACGTTATAAACTTTAACTGAGGAAAAATCCTCGGTTTATAACAATGAGAATTAACAATAGGTAATAACATGAGTACACTTGACTTGAACTATGTTCCAACTGCGGCTTCTTTGCCGCCTTCCCAGTCCACCGAACCCGAACGCAAAGTTGATGAGCGTGTATGGAAAACAAGGTTGGACGATACCCACAAATATTATTCCGCCCAGGTGCGTATTCTTCCGAGTGTGAAGCGTGATGCACAGGGTAATCTGGTATGGGATAAAAACCCCTCTCCATTCCGCAAGATTGTGGTTCACTATCTCCGTATTGGTAAGGGCCCTAAGAAATACTTCAAATGTTTGAGGACACTTTCTGACGCTCCTGACTTTTACAAGGGAATCTGCCCGTACTGCGACTGGAAGACTGAACGTTACCACAAGCTTAAACCATTGGCTGATGCTGGTGATGCAATTGCCGCAGAAGAAGTGAAGGTTAATGAAGGTAACGCTGCTAGCACGAGCTATGTTGCTAACACACTTATCCGTCAGGATACGGTTCATTCAGAGTTTAACAACCAGGTGAAACTCTGGGAACACTCCGTGAAGGTTAACAACACTCTCGACTATCCTCGTGAACCAGAAGTCGTAGCAAAGAGGAGATGGGAAAACACCAAGGAAGGTCGTAAGAAAGGTGCAGTGTATGTTCCGAATGAATTGGAACTCAAGAATGCAACACGTTTCTTCCCCGAACAGGTTCGTGGTGGCCGTGACTTCATTGTTACGTGTCAGGAATCTGGAAACATCATTAACGGAAAGGCTATTAACACATACGATGCCAGCAAGTTTGTTGACGCTCCGAGTGATTTGGCAGCAACTGATGCGGAAATCTTGGCCTACCTGAACCAGTGTGTTGACCTCGACGAATTCCAGAGAGAAGACCTTCCTGCGAGTTATGCCGAAGCTCAGAAGATGCTTAACGAATGGTTGGCAGAACAGACTGGAAGCGCTTCGTATGACAATTCTGCTGATGTAACCCCGAATAAGGAAGCTCCTGCAGCCAGAGCGAACCCTGCTATGGCTCGTATGCCTGGTTCTGCATTCCTTGGTAACACTCAGCCGCAACAGGCAGCTCCGCAGGCTCAGTACACCAATCCTCCTGTAATTAACCAGCCGACACAACCTGCACCGCAGGCCGCTCCTGTACAGCCGTCTTTGGCTGGAATGGGCCAGCCAGTTGCTCAGCCAGCACCGCAGGTTAATCCGCAGTTTGCAGCTCAGATGGCTCCTCAGGTACAACCGCAGTTTGCACAGCCGCAGCCGACGTTTGCACAGCCACAGCCTGTTGCTCAGCCGATTGCTCAACCGCAGGTTCAGGCTCAACCGATTGCACAACCGACTGTTGCAGCTCGTCCTGTTGTACAGCCGCAGGTTCAGGCTCAACCGCAGTTTGCACAGCCTCAACCGCAGTTTGCACAGCCGCAGGCACAGTTTGCTCCGCAAGCTCAGCCACAGATGCAAGCAGCAGCTCCGACTCCGAATGCCGCAGGTTTCCCTGACGATGACCTCCCGTTCTAATCGGTTGGTGATTTCTTCAAGGGCGTGTCGAAAGACACGCCTTTTTTTAATGGAATAATGTATTTTAATAACGAAAGTAAACTGATGGAAGTCTTATGATACTTTTTGATACAAATTCCCCTGCACTGCGTTATGCAGCTTCTCTCATTTCTGGTGTGGAAAACGCCGATGAGCCAGTGAAGGTTGTCGTTGGCGATGGCGAGGTGTATTTCACCTTGAAATGCGGTCTAAAAATCAAGGCGCCTATTTGGAAAGGTGAGTACGATACGTCTGACTTTGATGACCGTTCAGAATTCTACTTCAATGCACGATTCTTGGGCAAGGCTCTTAATACGTGCATCAACAGTGAGCAGATTGCGTTTATGAGGCAGGAAGACACTGTCCACATCGCTGGTTATTTGAAGAAACCAGATGTCCCGCAGCTTGATTCCGAAAAGGATGAGGGCGAGGATGGTGTACCTGCTACATACGAAGAACCTGAACCGATGTTCTCCTATGAAGCCGAAATGGCTAATGTGGAACCGTTTGAGGAAGCTGTCTTCGGTGAATCAAGTGCAACGTTCAGAATGGAACAGAGCGACATGGTTGAGTTGTTCAGTCTTAGCGACTACTTCAACGATGTTGACATCTGCCGAAAGTCTGGCGTTGTATCGTTCCGTGTCGGAAATGACAAAATGTCCGTAGTTACTCGCTACAACATGAGTAATCTTGGAAACTCCAAGAGCGACCCGAACTTCTCCTTCAATGTAAGCAAGTCTACGATGAAGCTTCTGTCTTTCATTGGAACGGGAAGTGTTACGATTGACTACGACGAGAAAACCAGCAGCATTTCCGCAAGCGACGGAACTATCACCGTAGTTGCTAAGGTTGAACCGTGCAAGTACGAAACTCTCGTCTTCAAGGATGGTGAAACCAAGTTCATTACCCCAGGTACGGCATTCGATGAAGCAATCCCGAAACTGTGTGAAAGCCTTGCCGCTACGAACAAGGAAGACGAGCTTTCGTTTGAATACATCGGACCTTGCAATGTTGGTATTACTTGGAAGGAAAAGTATGGTGAAATCTTCAAAATGATTTCAGTTGGCGAAGCTAAACAGTTCAAGCCGTTTGCCATCAAGTGCCACCTGCTTAACATCCTTATCGGCTGTGTACATGAAAGTTCTGTCGTTTTCGCTGAAACCAAGGAAGGTAAACAGGTTGCTCTCTGTTCAAACAACAGGTATAAGCGAAAGGTAATCTTCTAGTCTATGGGCCAGCTTAAAGCTGGCCTTTTTTATTTCCCTTGCCAAATAAACAATCTTGTACTATATTGTATTATTAAAGAAATCTGTGTTCCAAATAGAGAGGTTTAAAATGGGCGTCGTTCGCATGAGTCAAGAATACTTCAATGTAATAAAGACGATTAACTCGATGATGAAAATGAAGGCTGGCCTTATCTTCAAGGGCAAGGGCAGCGATGGTCAGTATACGGGCAAATACTATTTCAACGGTATTTGCGACAGTGCGATGATTCATGTTGTTGCAACTGAAAACGACATTGCTTTTGATGAACCTCGTCTGCAGATTTCGTCACTTCCAGATTTCATCAAGTATGCCGATGCGACTGGATTTCCTAAGTGTGAAATCAAGGTGGCTCGTGAACGAACCATTCGTGGTCTTGAATACGATAACATTATCTTTACTGGAAAGGAAAAGGATGCTCGTATCGGCGTTGCTGACGACTCTGTGTATGCGGACAAGAAATACATGAAGATTTTTAACGAGCAGTTGGCTCTGGTCGCCCGTCTTGGTTTCAATGAGGACATTCTTCATAGCATCGTCAAGGACATCAAGTTGATTTCGACCTGTAAGGCGCTTTCCTTTACGGTTAGTCCAGAACTGGAATGCCGAATCATCATCAAGGGTAGCGGAACGCAGCAAATTACGAGAAAGATTGATGAGCATTGCTTCTTCGTGGAAGATGATGCCCAGTGCCTTGATGCTTTTGCTAATGGAAAGCAGAGATTGTTCCCGTCTGGTTCTCTCCGTTTTATGGACACCATTGGTGGCGATGTTAACATCGAGCTTCGCCGCTTTAAGAACTCAGCAAATGACCTTATGACAATGAAGGGTTATATCGTCAAACCAGGCGCCCTTCTTGACCCAACAAGTAAGGAAAAGGACGCTCCGAGAAGTGAGATTAACGTCGTCGTGGCAACGTCCGAATTTAGCGTGAAAATTGTTTCTAACGTGGACTACTTTGCGTAATGGCTGATTTTCGTGACATTCCTAATTCAGATATGGAAGCCGCAGTGCATGAGGCCTTCGACCAATATGAACTGGTTGAAGAATTTAACTCATTTAACTTTGTCTGCCCGTATTGTGGCGAACTGCCTAAGAGCAAGTTCGTAAAACCAGAGCGAAAAGCATATGTATACAAGGATACATGGAACTTCGTCTGTTACAAGTGCAGGCCTGCGCACAATGTCATGTGGGAGTTTCAGGAATCTTATCCTGACATTTTCAGGCGTCTTCTGTTCTACAACACGGTGAATGGAGGAAAGGGTTCACAGGAAAGGCACAAGCGTGTGTATGTCGAGGGGGCGTATCAATTCAAGGATGGAGAACTTGTCTCCCTCGAAGAAGAAAATGACCCTGATGTTCAGACGGCTATTGCTTTCTGCAAGAAACGTCAGATAAGGGAAAAGGTGTACAAGCAGTGGTTTGTATGCAAGAAGGACAAGCGCTTCTTGGATAAGAACCCTGATGGAACATTGAAGTTGAATGCGTATGGTCTTCCTACTGGCAACGAGTACGGAAACCGTCTTATTATCCCATACTACCGTTTTGGTGGCTCATGGGTTCAGTTTGATGCCCGAGATTTGACCAATAAATCGAAGATGCGTTATCGAAACTATGCTGGCGCTAAGCGTGAGTTGTACAATGGAGATTTTCTCCATTTCAACAAGCCGTTCTTTATGCTTGAAGGTGCAATCGACTCGACCTTTATCAAGAACTCCGTTGCTGTTGGTGGATTGAAACATTTCAAGAGCTTTGTCGAAGCGGACCCTAACTTCAAGGAATACAAGGAAAACGGGGTCATCATATTCGATGCTGACGAAGCTGGAATCGACGACCTTCGTACAGTGATGAATATGGGTTTCAAATGGTTCGACTGGTCGAAATTCCGCAATGACAACCCGAACTCTATCGACTACGGTGGCAAGGTCAAGGACATCAACGAAGCTGTTCTAAACTGCTCCGAATTCAAGATGACACCAGACGGCTATGTAGACCCTGAATTTATCATGGCCCACACATACAGTGCCGAAGCTGGAATCATGATGTTGAATATGAAGTACGGTGCGCCTAGGAAGCGTTAAGCTTGTCGTTATGGTCCTTGGCGTAAGCGTTGTCCCAGTTGCTGTCGTCAGTAAGGTTGGTGTTATCCAGACCAACTTCGATTGTCGGCAGTAGTTGAGTCAAGTCCATGTTCTCTGAATCGAACATCGAAAGTTTCGTATCTTTCTGGCTGATTTCCAAGTGGATGCACGGGTCAACTTCTTTCGGTCCAAATCCCTGCGGAGCGTAATAATCCATCAACAGAGTCTGGTAGGAATTATCCTGTTTTCCGTTCGGCGTGTTCTTGTATGGTTCGGAAGACATGTAGCAGATAGAGGAGAACTTCTTCATCTGGGCTTCCGTAACTTTCGGGAACTTTGCATAGCAGACGCTGGTTGCAATATCGACACATTGAGAAATTTCTGGGTCCTTCGTATGGTTAGATACTGGCGTATCATAACCGAACGACTTGCACTTCGCTATCATTGCGTTCAATGCCGCCTTAGCACCTGCTGAATTAGGCGGGAACGGCTCCTTGGCATATTTCTGCACATAGACAGGCTTACCGAATTTGTCGGTAACGATAGAACCGTCCTTTGAAATCTTTGGTTCGAGACCGTCATCACCCTTTCCGTAGAACTTGTACCAAATTCGTGCGTACTCGTCGTTGACAGCACGTCCCCTTGAACCGTAGGCAACAGTAGGCTGGCCAGTTTTCTGCATGCTGTTGAACATGATTGTCGCCTGCTTCTCTGGGCTTCGGTAAAGCGATGTCACCATCACGTATTTCACACCAGCAAGACGGGCAAGGTATGTAATCACGTTCTTCGTCCTTGTTGACATTTCGCCTTCTGTTGCCTTGTTGTCAATCGTTACGTCGGTTGCTGGCGGCAAACTTGATGCGACATTCTCGTGTACAAGAATCCTTGCATTGAAGAGTCCTTTCAGGTTTCTGGAAATCATGTTGATGCGCTTGCATCTATTATCTATGCGTGACAGGTCTGTACCGTATTCAGGGGCACGGAACCCGACATATTTATAGATTAGGTTTGCCTCGTCGCAACGACGCTTTCTCATATCCATATCAAGGGACTCTGGGTTCGTGCCGTAAGTCAGTCGGGAAAGAATGTCTGCAATGTAAGTAAAATACTGGTTGGCAAGCCTTTCGTCACGAGGAACTCCCTCTACCGTAATCGACCTTGTAGAGTTCTTCTGTACAGTGGTTACCTGTCCGTTAAGTATATACCTGTCGCCTTTGAGAGGGACCATTGAAATCGGTTTTGCGTAGCCGAGATGATAATACATTCCAGTACGCAGGCAATAGCTGAGGAATGCCGAGGTTGCATAGTTGCCGCTGACATCGCAAGCGAAACCAGATGTCTTCAAGTAGCTGACCAATGCGGTCTTAACTGCTTCTGGACATGAGTTGTGGCTAAGCATACCCCAATGGTAGTAAGGCCAGTTCTGCGGATAGGTAATCGGGCCCCATACAGCCATCTGCACATATCGGTAGAACGAGAACCTAATCTGGGTTTCGGTCAGGGTGAGGTTCTTCACGTCGTCTGGAAGGTCGTTATAACCCTTTCCGAGAACGACTGCGTTGGAAGCCTTCATGATAAGTTCGAACTGCTCTTCCTGAATACCGCCCTTTACGTCGCCTTGCGGTTCACCGTTTTCATCTACTGTGACAACGGCAAATATCTTTTTGAGGACCATTTCCCTCGTACTTCCACCGATGTCTAGCGGAATGCCTGCACCGATGTATATGCTTCCTTCTGAATCGTAAATCTTTGGACTCTTCTTAATCTCGTGGTCATATAGGAACGACCAGTCTGGCATGAAGTGGCCTCTACGGAAGCACGAACCCATGCTGATTGGGAGGCCTCCCAATCCAATCAGGAGAGGTGGGAGAATGTCGATGTCATACGGGTTCAAGCCCATTGCGGCTGCGTTTGCGGTGTACATGCTTTCCGCAGATGCACCTACTGGGGCGAAGACACCGCTGGCAGAGATACCCGCCTGCAAAGTATCTGTCTTCGACTTTGTACAGGTAAGGAAGCCATCCAGCTTGTTGATGATTTCTTCTAGCTTGGTGGTCATCACTCCGTAAGTCTCGTTTCCGAGGAAATCCTGTATCATGTCGGATATGGCGGAAGCGAGGGCGCTCATGCGACGCTTGTTGTAGTCGGGAACGGAGTCTCGTTGCCACGGGGTCAGACCGTTGCTTTCGTCGTCGATGTCGTAGAAACCGTACTTGTTCAGGATTGAGTAGAACGAGCCTTCTCTATCTTTGGTTTGGGCCGCAGCATCGTCGATTGCTGTCTTTAGCTCCCCAGTGTAGTGACCTGAAATCATTTCTTTTTACCTCTAAGGTGGACGATTACGCTACCGTTTTCGCCATTGTTCTTTCCGCTATGGCCTTTTCCAACGAAAGTGTAATCCATTTGCTTACCGTCGTGTCTGAATGTCAGCGTGACATCCTTTTCGATAAAACCTGTACCGTTGCAAGCCGTGCATGTCTCCTGCGGTTCCAGCCCACGACCGTTGCAGAATTTGCATGCAAGGACTACATCATGCAGGCCGTCCTCCCTGCGTTCGACCGTGCGTACCTTGCCGATTCCGTTGCAGTGCGTACATTTCCTGAAACGGTTTGCTCCCGTTCCAGAACAGTTGTAGCATAGGCACTTTCGCACATATTTGATTGTGATATCACCTGGCTGAAACAGCTTTTCTTCCGTCATCCTTATTGTGCGGGTGACATTCCTTCCTCGTTTCTGGAATTTCCTGTCAACAGGTTTCTTGTGGAAGTTCTTGCAGATGTTGCATTCACCGAACAGTTTTGACCATAGGGTGAAATCGGAGTTGTTCTGATGTTCACGGTCATATTTCTTGCGGAGTTCTTCCGTTTTTATCAAACTGTATGCTTCAGTGAGTTCAGCCATCTTGTCGGAAGTGTCCGTTCCAGAACGGTCTGGATGGTACAGTTTCGCCAACTGGTGGTACGCTGCTTTCACCTGTTCGTCGGTGCAATCTGGCTCTATTTGTAGTACGGTATACGGGTTCATTTTATGCCTCTTTTTCAATCAATAGTTTATATTGCGTGCAGGAATCCCTGTCGCCATATTATAAACTATGTTAGAATAATGCTGGATTGACTATGAATACAAGAATGATTGCAGAAGCTGGTGGAAAACACCGTAAAACCAAGCATAAAACTGGCGGAACGGCTAAGTTTGTGCCGACCGTTGGGTTTGGCTCCCGTAGATTCCTTGGTTCGTACACACCTGGAAGGGCATACGGCCCTGTATTTCCTATGGGTTGCGGATGGGGAGAGATGTCAAGCGTCCCTGGGGGTGCATGTGGCGACGGAACCCTTGCCGCAGACGCATCTGGTGCAATGGAAGCAGTCGAGGGTGTCAAGAACGAAGATGAAGACTTGATGATTAGCGATAAGGACAAGCTCATCTATGCCCTCCGTGGAATCATAGAGAACGCCAAGGTTGCTTACGAGGCAGTTACGGGAGTTTCTTACGATGAAGATGATGATGCTCCTGAAGACAAAGAGGACGGACCGAAAGAAAACGAGGACGAACAGGCTGACGATGATGGCGAAGGGCCTGACGAAGATGGTAGCGACGACAACTAAACGGTAAGACTATGTACGATACTGAGGTCTTGAACAACGAAGTTTCCGATGTTTACGAGAAAACGCTACTAAGTGTACCGTCGTCTGTTGATGATTTGGAGCTTGACGATAAGTTTATAAATGACTTCATCGTGAACTTTCTTGGAAGTACAGTTGACGGGGTTCGCCTTACAGATGAGTCTGATAGCCGTTGCCGCAGTGCAGTGATAGACCTGTTTGGCGAAATTGAACGTGACCTCAACTATGTTCGTGTTAACCACGTAGATGTACGGAATGTGTCTAGTGACCTAAATATGCTCCGTATGTTTGTAAATGGTACGAAGGGCCTTGACCCTACCATACAAAAAGCATACTACAAGGTTCGTAACGCCGTTGATGAAGGCAGTAAAGATTATGAAGTTTTAAAGCAGGCAGAAGACAAAATAAATTCCATCAAGGCTTCGATAAAAACTGAGGATGATGGATACGACTATACAAAGGAAGGTATAGAAGATTATTTCTCTGCAAAGGGTCTTTTGAAGGGCGGTAAACTCGACCCGAATGAAATGGTGAGCAACCCAGTGGAAGTGGAAGAACTCATGAACGCATTGTCACATATTGTTGACAATGTGAATGGTGTTGCCGAAGCAATGGATTGCCGATGGGCTCAGGAACTTGCTAAGACTGGATATCTAGCGGGTATACCTTATGTCGCAGAGAAGACGACAAAGAGTCCCGACGAAGTGAAGGCTCTGTTTAAAGAATGGTACGGTAAAGGAACTGAGTTTATTGGAGAGGATGCTCACAATGACCCTATGGTTCGAGCCACTGAGGCGTGTTATAAGGTGTTTAAAGATTGCCAAGGTAAGATAGGACTGATTAGGGAAAACTCAGCTGAAATCGAGGGCATGTCATTGTCCGTTACGGTTGACCCGTACAAGAAGTTTATTTTCAATATGATAAAAGAGGGGAAAGTTGCCAAGAAAGACAACGAACCCATAACTATCGTCGATGTAAATAAAATAACGCCAAAGGACATTATAACCCTGTTTACAAATATAAAGTATTCAATGTTCCAACTTGGCCCTAAGGATAGGTTTCAGACTGACGTTATAGAGTTTGATGCCGACTTTGCCACGAAGATGGAAAAGTTGAAACCGTATATCGAGTTTTTGAACAGTAAAGAACTGAATCCAGTTATCGCATCAGGAACACCTGAGGAACAGGTGCAGATAAAGCCGAAGCGTTCCCCGCTTATTGGTGCATATATATTGACAAAGGCTGTGTATGATACGTTCAACGGATGCCTCATGAGGTATTCTCCTACGGACACCACGTTTGATGATAAAAAGGTTCCTTCGGAAGGTTCGTTCTATGCGGCAATCAATAAATATTGTGCCGAGTTTCCGAATTCTGAGATTAGTTTGAACTACGTGTTTGACTACAAGACTATGTTCACTGCGGATATGGCTTATTTCCCGATTGAGCAAATCGTAAAGCAGAACCAAGCTTTGTGGTATTGGATGCTTTATTACCGTCAGACTCGTATAGAGGCGTATGCAGCAGAGTTAATGGACAAGTATCAAGCTAAGAATCGGCCTGTAAAACATATTTCAGAGGAGGTTTCCCAAAAATTCAATACTGTGATGAATGGAAGGGCTAATCTTTCAAAGTATTGTGATTATTTGGATGTTTCTCCGTCTATCGAACCGCAACAGTATGTCGATGCGTTCAATACGATATCGAATGGAATAGCTTATGCTTTCAATGGTAAAGTTAATGACAAGGAAACCGAGTACAATCTGTGGTCTATGTTGAAAAAGCTTGCGAAAAAGGCACCGACTTCCTTTGATAAAGAAGTTAGAAATGAATTTATCAACGTTGCGTATACACAAGAAGACATGTTTTTCAGGATTAACCTTGCTGTCAAGGCTGGGGTCCTAAATGAAAGGTATCACTTTACTGGCAATTTTGGCAAGTTGGAAAATGGCCGTAACAGACAGGCTGCAATCATAGAAAATATTATGACATTATTGTATAAATATGCCGTTGGGGTAATGTTCAGGAAGACGAATCTTGTTGTGCAGAAATATGAAAAAGCGATGAGTATGCGAATGGTTAGACCTTATTTGACTAAGGTGTATGGCATTGCAAAGGAATATAATGACGCTTTTGAGCAGAACCATGCAGAAGAATTGGGATGTACACGTAAGGCTTCTGACGCAATCGTTAAAATACTCACAAAGTATGTAGGAGGTTAAAATGGCCGCTAGGTTGGAAATTTATAAGTTCACAGGCAAAGATGGTGATTTTGGTACACATGTAGAAAGCCTTGGTCTCAAACGCATAGACACCTGTGTTCCTTCGGTATACTCCGATGAACACTTGAATGGCGAAACAAAGCCGTCGGATGATGCGAGCGACTGTGCAACATACTGCATTTACAGGCCCGATGACCCTGAATGTAAGGCATATTCTTTCGAGTGTGTCTTCAAGTTCATGTTGAAGGACCCGCCAGATGTTCAGTTGAGCAATGTTCGCCTGTACCCAGTCGGACCTCGCCCAGAGGAACCAGATACTGCTAGGCTGTATATCGGAAATTCGGTGGAGTATCACCAGCCGACAAACACAAAGTCTATCATTGCAGTAAACGATATTTGGAATTACAGCAAAGACCACCCGTTCTACTTGACCGTCGCTGGAAACAGCGGTCAGATGCTCGACTATCGTCTTACGAACACTTCGTACAATGTCGAGTGGAAGGATTATGGTTACGGAAACGTGATGGTAATGAACGGTGTGCGTCAGCCGATGATACCTGTTCCTAACAAGCAGGACGGCACTCCTGTAAAGGTGACATTCTTCAACCATACGTTCATGCCGACGGAAGCTGATTTCATCAGGTTCCTTGACCCAGCTACTGGAATCGACATGACCAATGACAGAGAATTTGTTATAGACCGTGGCGTGACGGAGAACAATGTTCAGTATCTGACAATTTCCGTTGATATGAAGTTTATGCTTGCACATCCGAAGGGCATTATTTACCATATTCCTCAGTTCCCGCCTGCAACGGGTTACTTTATCTCTTGGGCGTTGCTGCCTTCTCAGGCCGAACCAGGTGGCAAGGTCACGGATAAGTTGGTTGAAACGGTTGATGTACAGGTGAAGTGCGGCCCTCACGGTCATCCTGAATATTACTTGAACGGTGCTAGGAAGCCTATGCTGACACTGGCTCCAGGTGTAATCTACCATTTCATCAACCATGACGGGTCTCGTTTCCCGATGAGGTTCATCAAGGATTGCCGCATCCCGAACGCAGCTGATGTAAATAACATAGTGGTTGACGGTGTGACTGTCCTAAATGGCGGAACCGACCAAGAGGAAATCTTTGTTGACCCAGAAATCACCTTGAAGCATGGTGCCTGCATAAATGCCTACGAGGCTGTATGTGAGATGAATGTCGGTAATTCAGCTTTCGTACACCCGATTTGCATGGTCGGTAACTACAATATATGCCGTCCGATGGGTTCGATTTACAACCCGATGCTTGCTGGAGAGACTGATTACGTCTATTTGCAGCTCGAAATTGATGGAAAGACAAAGCCAGGTTATTGCGTCCCTGATATTAAGATAGAATATGATGAAAATTAATTTTTAACAGTTGATTAAATCCTATAAACTATGTGTATAATGAATCGTTTTACGAGGAAGAAAATGTCTAACGAGAAAGAACAAAAACCAACGGTGCTTGAAGCAAATTTCGCTTTCGATGCTTCGCCCGCTCTTTTTGAGTCAATTATGGATGAAGGTCCAATCAAGTATGGACCAGACAATGACGGACTTGACATGATTACTACCCCAGAAGGTGATGAGGTTGTAGACCCTCGTTCCATCATGGATGTTAATGTTGATGCTCCTGTCCAGTCTGGTGCAGTCTTCAACCAAGACTTTGACTCGATTTCACAGGAAGAAGGCGACCGCTACATGGAGCAATTCCAGGACTATATCGAAAACGTCCATAAGAAGGATGTGAATATCGACGAACTGATAGACGTAGGCGGTCTGATGATTCAGGGACTGAATGATACCACTCAGGACGTATCTGGTTACCTGCGTCAGCAGATTAACGATGCTGCCAATCGTCTAAGTCAGCAGAACGTCAACCCTGCACAGCCTGATGGCGTTGCAGCTGATATGACTGGCGAAGACCGTATCCCTGCCGATAACGAAGGCGGTGTGGATGCTGGTACTGATGCTGGCATTGGTGGTGAAGGAGCACCTGACCTTGGCGACGAAGGCCTTGCGGAAATCGACTCCACAACTCATCTCACACCAGAGGAAGACAATGGTGGTGACGCAGGTCTTGGCGATATCGACATGGGTCTTGGAGAACTGGATGGCCTTGGTGGAGAACCTGCTCCAGAAGCTGGTGCAGAAGCTGGTGCAGAAGCTGGTGCTGATGACGGACTTGGTGCCGAACCAGCAGCTCCTGTCGAAGGTGGAGAAACCACTGACCTTGGCAGTGAACCACCTGCTGAGGGCGGAGAGGCTCCTGCCGAAGGTGGTGAAGCTCCTGCTGAACCTGAAACACCTGCTGAACCGTCCGAAGGTGAAGACAACTATGACCCGTTCAGCGACCTAGACCTTGGCAGCGACACTGGCGATGGTGATGAGGAACCGTCTGGCGACGATGCACCCGCTCCAGTAAGTGGCGACGAGGAACCGTCTGGTGATGAACCGTCTGGCGATGGTGATGAACCGAAGGAAGACGACAAGGATAAGGACGCCGCACCGTTGACTGAATCCGAGGATATGAAAAATTTTCGTATTCGTCTCGAATCGGTGATGGGCACTTATGATGCATTGTGCAAGCGCCGTGAGGCAAAGGCAAAGTGCGAAGCTATCGTGAATGCGGCAAACAAGAAGATGATTGCTGAGTCTGTAAACCAGAAGAAACTCAAAGCACAGTGTGAGGCAATCGTTGGCGCATACCGTAAGGCAACTGGTGCTAACCAGCTAAAGGTAAAGTTGGAATCCATTGTCGGAAAGTATCGTCAGCAGAAGATGCTTGCTGAATCTGTTGCCGCAAGTGCTCCTGCCGTGAATCAGAAGCCAATCATGGACAACAACGCTCGTTTTGAAAAGATGAAGGCCCAGTGCGAATCTATCGTTAATGACTTCCGTAAGGCAGAATCCACTGCCAATACGGCAAAGGCTATTATCGATAGCTACAAGCAGAGCCTCGTTTAATACACGAAACTTGCAATAAATTTAAAGACGACGGAATGATTTCCGCCGTCTTTTTTATGACCTAAAATTCGTACCAGATTATAAACTATTTTTGAAATAAAGGCAGTTTATTATGGCAACTAACATATCACGAAAATACACTAATATCTCGTATGACGATATCAGGGATAACTTGTTGACCATCTTTAAGGCTAAGGGTGGCAAGCTTGCGGATTTCAGCACGTCGTCTTACGGAAGGATGATGATTGAACTTTTCTCTGGCGTAGCAGACCTTATGGCTTACTACGGAGAAAGCTCGTTCAACAACGCATTTCTTGAAACTGCCTACAACACGCCAGCAATCTATGCTGGTGCAAGAATGCTTGGTTACAGCATCCGTAGACCTGTTCCAGCAAAGGCGGCGTTCGCTATACAAACCAAGAAGACTGGTGTGTATGGCAAGATTAAGATTTTCATCCCGATGGGAACGCAGTTCAGCATTGGAAGCAGTATTCTTACTGCTGTCAGCGATTCTGAATGGGAATACGACAGAAACAACGACCCTGACGAAACTGGCCTTTTGAAACTGATATCAGGAAACTGCGTTTGTGCCGAGGGTTACTTCAAGGAAACTGTCTTTGTGTCCAACGGCACCCAGAACCAGACTTTCTATCTAGTCGATGGTGGATTTAGTGACTATTTCGGGGAAAATGACCCGAACTATGCCGAAGACCATAAGTTTGAGAGCAGGAAGAATACCTTTACTAGCGTAACGACTGATGCTTCTCTTGTAGATAACTTTGATAGCACGGATGCAATCAATGGAAACATCTACTGGAGAATTTCACGTAGAGGTTTCATCGACCCTGCTTTGGAGAACAAGGTAAACGACATTGAAGCTTTTGTTGAAGGCGAAAACTCGACGACGAACTATACGGTTTTGCTTGAAACTGCAAACGACGGTAGCGTACAGGTAAGGTTTGGCGACGGTCTGAAATCCGCTATTCCTTACGGCGAAGTGAAGGTGCATTACTTCTACACCAACGGTGAAAGGGGAAACCTCATCAACGTTGTTGGCACGAAGATTAACCCGTACAAGTCCAACATCCATATTCGTAACGAATATGAGAACGAG